CGATCAAATGGCAGCTGTTGACAATGAGTTAGCTCGTTCTCAGCATCCTGCAATGGCTATTCATAAGCCAGAAAGAGAAACTCGTGTAACATTTGGAGGTTCTCGCAAGAGTGAGGACTAATTTTTTTAACCGTATTATAGAAGAGGATATACTATAATGGCAAATATTAATGGAGCTTTTGGACTTAGACCTTTAAAAATGCTTGGTCAAGGTGCAAATACTACAGGTGCCACGGAATATAGAATCGCCTATGACAATTCAAACGTACTATACAGAGGACAAGCCGTTATTCCTACAGCTGCTGGAGTCATTGATGACTTACAAGCTGCTGCAGGTGGAACAGTCTCTATAGTAGGTGTGTTTTGGGGGTGTGAATATGTTTCTAGCACAACAGGTAAAACAACCTGGAGTAATTATTGGCCTGGATCTGGAGCGGATAGTAACCACCCAGTAAAGGCTTTCGTGTACGACGATCCTAATCAACTGTTTGTAATAGCAACTAGTGTTAACACTGGTGCAGCAACAGAAGCTTTAGTAAGAGCTGATGTTTTTTCTAATGTTCAAATGGCAAGTGGTAACAGTGGTTCTACAACTACTGGTATTTCTTCAGCTAGTGTTGATCTAAGCACAGCAGCAGCAACTAACACTTTTCCTCTACGTATTGTAGGCATTGAAGACGATCCTGCAAACGCAGATTTTACTGCTGTAGGAATTGGCTTAGTCGTTCGTATTAATAACCACTTTAACGCACCTACTGGATCTATCGTCCAAGGTACCGTTTCAACAACTGGCGTATAGGAAGGACTTAAAACATGGCAATATCTAGAGCACAGCTCGCCAAAGAGCTAGAACCTGGACTCAACGCCCTTTTTGGTCTTGAGTATAACAGGTATGAAAACGAAGCGGCAGAAATCTTTGATACAGAATCATCAGAAAGAGCATTTGAAGAAGAAGTAATGCTATCTGGTTTTGGCGCAGCACCCGTTAAAAGCGAGGGTGGTGCAGTATCATTTGACGATGCACAAGAAGCTTATACTGCAAGGTATAATAACGAAACAATTGCATTAGCTTTCTCAATAACAGAAGAAGCGATCGAAGATAATCTTTATGATCGTCTAGCTTCTCGTTATACAAAAGCTTTAGCAAGAAGTATGGCACACACTAAACAGGTTAAAGGTGCAACTATATTAAACGATGCTTTCACAGCTACTATAACAGGTGGTGATGGTGTAAGTTTAGTTAATACATCTCACCCATTGGTAACTGGTAGTACATTTGCTAATAGACCTGTAACAGCTGCTGACCTTAACGAAACCAGTCTTGAAAATGCTTTAATAGACATAGGCGGTTACGTTGACGAACGTGGTTTAAAAGTGTCCGTACAAGGTACTAAATTGATAGTTCCATCCAACTTACAGTTCGTAGCTGATAGACTTCTTGAGTCTACATTACGTCCTGGGACTGCTGATAACGATGTTAACGCTACGAGAAACATGGGAATGCTTCCACAGGGTTACACAGTTAATCACTTCTTAAACGATGCAAACGCATGGTTTATTAAGACAGACGCTCCTCGTGGATTTATTCACTTTGAACGTTTAAGCATGTCTACTAAGATGGAAGGCGATTTCGATACAGGCAACGTAAGATTTAAAGCCCGTGAGCGTTACAGCTACGGTTACTCAGATCCACGTTGTGTTTATGGATCTCCAGGAACATCATAAGACGAATTGAATGGGGGGAACGTTCCCCCCATTTTCTAGGGAATATATAATTTTTAGCGACTGTCCTAGCAGATACTCATAAGACGCTAAAAGCAAACCCTTTATGAGGAGGTAAATATGGCTAACACAACTTTTGCAAGTAATGTTCGTTCAAATGGCGGTGACAATAAAAGAGAAACTTATTGTGGCGGCATGATGATGATGGCTCAATTTTATTTAGTACCAACTGTAGCAGCAGGTCAGGATGTTCAAGTATCAGCAACCGATACAAGAAAAGTAGTTCTTCCTAAAAATGCAGTAGTATTAGGTATTAGTTTTAATGGTGACGCAACTGGCGGAACTAACCCTACATTAGATATGGGTTATACTGACTATGATGGTGGCACAACTTTTGTTAACACAGATGGGTATTTAGATGCGGCAGACGCAGACTCAGGAGCAGTACTAACTGTCTGGGGCGGTGATAGCACTGCTGGTGTTGACTTAGGAGATGTAGGCGTACCAGCTACAGAAAGAATTAAAGTTGTAGGTGGACACGGTGGTTCTGCTCCTACTGGAGGAACAATCACAGGCGTTATTTACTATTATGTAAAAGACGACGGTAAAGAGTCTACTTAATTAATTAATGGAGCTTCTTCGGAAGCTCCTTTTTTAGGAGATAAATCATGGCTGATGTAAACACCAATACAATCATTATGGATGGCCCTCAGAAGTTTGTAGCTTCTTTTGTTCACACATATGTTGATACCGGTGAAAGTACACCTGTTAAAAAAATAGATGTTTCAACACTTTCTAAAAATCCTGTCAATGGAAATGATTGCATAGGAGTACGCATAAATAAAATTTGGTATTCTAATATAGGCTTAAATGTTATTATTAATTGGTTTGCTACAACGCAAGTCATGGCAATTCAACTTCCAGAAAATTACAGCGACAACTTAGAATTTTCTAGTTTTAGCGGACTTCCTAATCCTACTACTTTTGGTACAGGCGGAGCTAATGGCGATGTATATTTTGGAACAAAAAATGAAGCTGCTAATGATTCCTATACTATTATATTAGAATGCATTAAGATTTACGGTAATACATAGGAGGTTTTTATGGCAACTTTTAATTCTGTAGCTAACGTTTCGGCAAGAAATGAAAAGAAAAAGAAATTAAATCTTGGTGACACAGCATATGTGTATATGTCTGGTGGAGTTCATTCTCCTGACGCACGTCCTAAAAAGAAATATAAAAGAGGTGGTGCCGGACTTTATGCCAATATTCATGCTAAAAGGCAAAGAATTGCTAGTGGATCAGGAGAAACAATGCGTAAACCAGGGGAAGATGGAGCTCCTGCAAAAGGTATTTTTAAAAAAATAGCGGAAGGATAAATGCATGGCTACTTCAGGAACTGTAGATTTTAATTTAAGTATAACAGAAATTATTGAAGAAGCTTATGAACGTTGTGGTTTAGAATTACGTACAGGTTATGATTCTAAAACAGCGCGTCGTTCTTTAAATCTTTTATTTTCTGATTGGGCTAATCGTGGTTTAAATCTTTGGGTTGTGGAAGAAGAAACTCAAAGTATGGCACAGCTTTCTACAACCTCTGCTATTTCAGAGTATCCTTTAGGAGTTATTACTTTAACCGTAGCGGCTTCGGCTAATTTAACTATTGGCGAAACAATTACAGGAACCGTAAGCGGAGCAACGGCTAAAATTATTACTAAACCTACAGCAACTACCGTTACAATTACTGTTCCCGTAGGAACTTTTGTAGTAACAGATAATGTTACTGGAACTACAAGTGGAACTACGACAGGAGTAACAGTTGTACCTAGCTTATCTGATACACAAGCTACGGTAGATATTTTAGAAGCGGTTATACGTAGGGATGGTTCTGATATATCAATAGGAAGAATAAGCCGAGGAGATTATCTTGCTATTCCTGATAAAACATCCCAGGGAAGACCTACTCAATTTTATATAGACAGGCAAATAACTCCTACAATTACAGTTTGGCCTGCTCCTAATAACTCAACAGATCAATTAATTTATTACCGTGTAAAACGTATAGAGAATGTAGGTACGGCGCAAAATACTCCTGATGTTCCTTTTCGTTTTTTACCGTGTTTAGTTGCAGGACTTTCTTATTATTTAGCTGTTAAACGTGCTCCTCAAAGAATAGGACTTTTAAAACAAATGTATGACGAAGAGTGGCAACGAGCAGCTTCTGAAGATAGTGAAAGAGTTGCTTTACGTTTAGTACCAACACAACAGTCATTAAGGATTTAAAATGCCTCGTTTTGCTAGTAATAAATATGCTAAAGGAATTTCAGACAGGTCTGGAAGAGAATATCCTCTTAAAACCATGATTTTAGAGTGGAATGGGTTACTTGTAGGACCTGATGAGTTTGAGGCTAAACAACCTCAACTTACTCCTCCACGTATTCAACCTGATCCGCAAGCTTTACGTATTAGTCGTCCGGCTCGAACAGAACCTCCTGTAGAAGTATTATTAGGATTTAATCCTTTTCGTTCTGGGACTG